CTCGAATGTGCAAGAACATATCTTTGGTGTCTGAGCGTTGTTGATGTATTTGCTGTTGTATAGCTTCGATCTTAACGCCTTGCTTCTCAACTTTAGTGTCTATTGAGTCTATGTACATAACGCCGGTTATAAGCACTACCATCGTAGAAACCATATGTCCTATCGAGACGGTCTTATCTATGTGCCAGTCGTTTTTCATTACTTACTCCGAATCGTTGGTCAACATTGTCATATAAGTTGTGTTAGTTATCTCAGCTTTACCAAATACTCTAGTACTAGCTATATCGGCATTACCTTGGTACTTAACTTTCATTTCGTCAAAGAAGTCTTCCAGGTGAGAGGAAGTAATGACCTCCTTTGCCGCTATCAGTCTATTAACAACTTCAATATACCCTGAAACCTCAGCGAGTGCCAATTGTGTATGTACTCCATATTGGGTTAAATATTCAATGGTAGCCTCTTTAGGATGACCACCCTCAATAAGATTACGGTACATCAACTCAAAGCCTCTACGCACGTGATGTGCTTTCTCTTCACGCTCATAATCCTCTTCTGACCAATCTCCGATACCGTTTTTCTCTTTAATACTGTCGTAGCTATCCATAAGAGTTGCTATATCTTTAAGCGACCCATTTATCTTATTACCTATCTGCTCTAAGTTAAATGATTCCTTGATTAGTTTAGCCTCTTCAACACTAGTTGGCTGTTTAAGAGCTTCGAGTTTATGCACTTTAGCTCTAATTTTTGCAGCGGTATGTTGAGCTTCAACTAAAGCTCCCTTACGCTTCTCAACCTCTGCCAACACTTGGCGCAGCATACGCATAGGAGATTGACCGTTGAGCATTGTGAGTGACATCATAGAGAGCGTAGTCTGACTGTTATTTCTGTCAAACATACGAGACTGGTTATCCAACGCTGGTAAACCTGACGACACACGTGCAACTAGCTCGTGGTTCTTATTATTGAGGATAGCCAAATCTACAACACTCGATGTATTGACTGTATCTACAGCTTTTAGATCAACGACATTGGTTGCGGTATTGCTCATTGTCTACCAGCCCATTCCGCTACGGCTGCATCACTATCGGCATCACTAAATGGCTGACCATTCTCATCTACTGAACCTGTAGCGGCATTGATACCCCTAACACGAGCTTGCAAACCTGCTAAGTCATAAGAGGTTAGTGTGTCTGGAACATAATATTCAGTCTCCCCTTTATCCGCAAATATCATAGTATGATCTGCTGGATTAAACCAATTACCACCGTTCTCCACGAAGTTTGGGATAATCATATTTCCGCTGTTATCTCTATGTAGTTTATATTCTAAAAATTTCATATTTTATTTCCTTTAAGTTAGTTAAATTAATCGCCTGAACAAGCGGCAAGACCCCACCTAGCAACGGTCAAATCACCGAAGTCTGTAGCATTAGATGGTAGAGCCATCACCCACATTGCCCCAAGCGGTTGCGCCACTAGTAGCATCGGTACAAATAAAGGTTTCACCAGAAGTACTATTAATCCAAAGATGACCAGCCGCATCCGCATTATCAGAACTTGTTGGATCAGAAGCGGAAACGGTTGCACCTGTAAGGTTATTGAGTTTTGGATCTGTAATAACGCTACCGGTCAAGCTACTGCCATCACCATCAGGAGCGAGAACACCAGCTCTCGGAATCTCTACATTAACATTACCTGCGCCGTCTTCACCTGTTAGAACAACAGAACCTAAAGCACTTTCAATTTCATAAGGCATAATTCGTATCTCCTAATTAATCGCCACTAGTAGCTGCAAGCTCTCTACGATTCACTGTCAAATCACCAAAATCAGTAGCATTACCTGTAGTTGCTATCGTAATTGCATCTATTTGTGACCAAGTATTTCCACCACCACCGAATAGACCTTTAGAACCATCAGAGGTAGCGCCCATCATATACCTATCCCAAGCAGCGCCCGACTGGAGATCCCCAAAATCAGTAGCATTACCTGTAGTTGCTATTGTGATGTACTCTATAAGCTCTTTATTATGACCTGAAAGACAACCCCTCGAACCATTAGAGCATCCAGATAATCGGTAACTAGCCGCAAGCATATCCCCAAAATCAGTAGCATTACCTGTAGTTGCTATAGTAATGTAATCCATAATATTTGTAGCAGTAGCACCACCACAGAAAACACCCCTACCACCACCGTTCACGGCTCCAAGAGTAGCCCTACTTTGTGTCAAAGTCCCAAAATTAGTAGCATTACCTGTAGTTGCTATAGTAATATAATCCATAGCATTACTATAAGGTGAAGCACCACCACCAAATACACCCCTTGAAGCATCAGAAACGCCCGCTCTGCCGTACTTAAAAGCAACCATATCCCCAAAATCAGTAGCATTACCTGTAGTTGCTATAGTAATATATTCCATTTCCTCGCCAGAACCGCCAGTACTACCACCGAACACACCTCTTGACCCATTACTAACTGAAGCCAGTTGTCCTTTAGCGGAAATCAGATCGCCAAAATCAACCGCATTAGCTGGGGTTGCTATGGAAATGTAATCCATAACATTACTATAGCCATAACCGCCAGCAAACACACCTCGATCGCCCCAAGGAACCGGTGGTACAACACCACCCGTCCCCTCGCCTATATTATAAAAAGCATTTGCACCTGTGGTTGCGTCAGTACAGATAAAAGCCTCCCCAGAGACCTTATTAATCCATAAGTGACCTGCCGCTGGTACATTACTGACACTTTCAGGATCAGCACTTGCAACTGTAACATCTGTTAATTCGGAGGTATCTGTAATAGCGTTTATGCCTGTCAAGCTACTGCCATCACCATCAGGAGCGAGAACACCAGCTCTTGGAATAGATACTGAAGCGCCACCTGCGCCATCTTCTGCAGTAAGTGTAACTGACCCCGAAGCTGTATTTAATTTAATAGCCATAATTTTCTCCTGTTAAAGTATTTTCAAACTGTCATAGTATTTTGAGACTAGGATGGAACTAGCAGGGACTGTTACTGTCACACCGCTTGCAATTTCTGTATCTGTACCCGTCTCATATCTAGTATCTGCATCTAGTGTAACATCTGCCGATATAGTACGGCTTGCATAAAGACCTCTCTCAACAGCATCTATGGCTGTAATAGACTGTATACAGTCGCTATCAGCACCCCAAGCCTGATCGGTCGTACTCTCTTGTGCTTTACTAACCCCTGTCAGAGTCCAGTAGGTGGTATTATCCGTGCGCCCCGTATAGGATATGATCTCAATAGCGGTAGGGCTAGTGAGACTATCCATAATTGTTAGTTTGCCCCGCACCGGAGGGTCATTATAAGGTGATGAAGCCTTCGTAACATCTACCGTTGTTGCGCCAATACTTACCGCATTCTCTAACGCACTCTTTACATTATTTGCAAAAGCCATCTAATTGATCTCCCTAATTACCATTCTGAAGTCTGACTCTTTAATCCGCCCTGCGCTGGTCGAGACCTGCACCGAAACTAAGTAAGTAGCTGCATCAGTACCCTCACTAATCCATAACTTCGGTGTTGTAGTCGTACCATTGGAAACTGATATGTCTAATCCGTCAGAGGAGAAACTTGGCGCAAAAACGCTACCGTCCACCGAGATCAATGTACCTGTAACGGTATCGCCATCAGGTATTACCTCTGAAAAAACTATATCGTAATCCAAAGCCTCATTAGGCTGTTTTGTAAACTGTTCCATATCAAGTTACCTCTAATTCTCGTGTTTCTGAATCTAACGTGTATGCTCTCTCGTCTGAGGCTAATGTGAGTACTCTTGGCGCGGCTGAGGAATCTGGATTAACTCTACCTGTAAAATCAACAGAGGCACTAGCGACAATATCAAGAGCTTCATCGAGGATCACTTGAACAATAGCAGTAATTTCTATCGCAGAAGTACCTATAATGTCAAACGAACCAAATATATAGATTGTCTCATTGGTACTAACAGAGGCACTACCAACAACAGCCGCTGAACCGTATCTCGTAACTGTAGAGGTCATTGAAACAGAGGCGCTACCAACAATAGCCGCTGAACCCACCCCTGTAACTGTACCATTAACCGCAATTGAGGCACTAGCAACAATAGCTGCTGAACCTAACTCTATTCCTGTACCTCCAATACCAACAGAGGCACTACCAACAATAGCCGCTGAACCTAATACTGTAACTGTACCATTAACAACAATCGAACAGTTAGCCGTAGGATCAGAGTCCCCTAAGTATATAGCTGTACCATTAACCGCAATTGAGGCACTACCAACAATAGCCGCTGAACCTAGTAGGGTAGTTACTCCATTAACCGCAATTGAGGCACTAGCAACAACAGCCGCTGAACCGTATCTCGTAATAGTAGCGGTGACTGCAACAGAAGCACTAGCAACAACAGCGGTGGAACCTAATACTGTAACTGTACCATTAACCGCAATTGAGGCACTAGCAACAACAGCCGCTGAACCGTATCTCGTAACTGTAGCGGTCGTTGAAACGGAGGCACTAGCAACAACATCAGTGGAACCCAACACGGTAACTGTAGCGGTCGTTGAAACAGAGGCACTAGCAACAACAGCCACTGAACCCAACACGGTAACTGTAGCGGTCGTTGAAACAGAGGCACTACCAACAATAGCCGCTGAACCTAATACTGTAACTGTACCTCCAATACTAACCGAGGCACTACCAACAATAGCCGCTGAACCATACCCATAAACAACACCGCCTAGCGCATTACCGCCAAGTAGAAAGCCGTTTATAGAGCCAAAATTCATCTGCTATTAATCAAGAGTTACAGTCAAATCACCAACTGCAATTGAGAAGATATTACCTGCTGAAAGCGTTACACTAGCATCCAAAGGAGCCCAATAAAGCATATTCGTACTTGAAGCGTCATCGAAAATAGCCATACCTGTAATGGTAGCCCCTGCATTTAGCGCAGGATATGTAACTGCAGCACTATTACTTACTGCCCCACCGCTTACAGTACCAAAAGTTACAGCCTGTATAACGTAGTTTGCATCGGCAAGAACAGTACCGCCACCAGAATCGGAGGGATTAGCTGTATAAAGCTCAACATAAGGAGTTGAACAGTTATAAGCGGTAGCCCCTTTTAGGGTTATATTAAGGATTTTATCCTCTAAAAAATCAGAAAACTTAGACATAAGATTTACCTCGTTAAATTAAATTATAAGTGTACTTGAATAGTACTTGACAAAATAAAGGGTGTCAAGCTATATAGTTTCGGTAGCAAACGTAAGCTCTCCCGAAACCTTATTTACTATCTGTGTGATTATTAACTTTTCATTCGTGAATCCCTCCCCTATAGTACTAGTTATATCTATAATATCCCCAAGCTGTAATTCTGTAGAAGCTAGTGAAGTACCAAATATCACTAGCATTTTTGGGTTAGCTAGAAGCGTAAGGTAGTCACTAACCACATTAGTAGCGGCTGTACTAGAGTTCACTAGCGTTAGTCTAAACTGACTTGATCCATCTAGTGTTCCATACTCCGTTATTGAAGAGGCATTAACACCCTTAACTATCTGCTGACTAACCCCACCCTGATAGTCAAAATTAGCTGATATACTATTAACAATATCGCTATACGGTGAGTACTCGTAGGCAAATGAGTCTTGAAGATAATCCGCAACACCAAGAGACTTTAAAGAACTGTCGCCCGAAGTTGGTAACTTGTATAGGTGTGCAACACCATCGAGGCTCCAGAAGAAAACGCTCGCTGATTGGTACGCCACTTGTCTAAGCAGTATGTTCAAAGCTAGTTGATCTGTGATGGCAAAACCTAAGTCATAATCAGTACCAAATGTAGTATTAGCTGAAATCGAGGTATGTAGATCCCCACTAACAACGCCATTAGCGTAATTTAAGAGTAGGTGTTCCGTAATGTCCGCTGGGTTGTCGAGGTCAAACCCTACCATATCTAATGTAATCTTTTTGGCGTAACCTGTACTTGAAGAAGTGTTAGGAACACTTGATACATCAAACTGTGAAGCAATACCTGCGGAAGTAGACTCAACATAAACTCTAGTACCTGCTGGCTCCTCTGCTGAGTAAGCCTGAGTAAGCTCCCCATAACTCAAACAGAAGTCCCCATTCCACTCAAAAGCACCCGTTGCAATGAATACAAACTCTGCACCACTATTTACTGTTACATTCAGGTTTATTGTGTGGGAAGATCCCTCAGGGAAAGTATGGGTCTCTAAAAAAGTATATGCTACCAACTCTGTTACACCATCAGCATCAAGCACTTTATACCCAAAGTCCAATACCGCCCCATCAGAAGCCCAATCCTCAGTAATTTGGAAAGTACCAGTCCAAGTTGCATTCACCGAGGTATCATATTCGTCTGTTTCATAGAAGTAAGACACCGCATTAACTGTCCCATCTGCAATTTCATAGCAATCACTTAGTGTTGTAAGCCCCCCCAAACTCCATACATTACCTACGTTTGAGACTTCTTCGATAAAAGTTAGACTATCACCAAAGGTCAGTTGGTCGCCATAAACAGAACTGTCATTAGCGTCAAAGAAAGTAGCGGCTGGATTATTTACATAGTGCGGAGTTACATCGTGCGGAAAGTCCGAGAACCTTAAATAGGATTTACCCGATACCGTTACAAGAGATCCGCCGGAAATCGGAGTACCATCTGCATACACTGTACCAATACTTGTTACTGCGTGATCCGCAATGAGCAGGTCGTAATTTGTCTCATCGGTTAATACCTCTGCGCCTCGTTTGTGGGCATCAACTGGATTAGTGGGAGTTAAACCACTTAGGGTATTACCACTCCTTGCCGAGTAAGCTATTGTCTCCAAGTCAATAATAACTGAACCAGAAGATGGTAACTGTGAACCATCCGCTAAAACTATAGTTGTTGAGCTGGTAGTTAGAGCAGTAGCTAGTCTTGTTAGTATGCCAGCGTTTACAGGCAAGGCTCTATGTGAGAATACCTGCCCGTAAACAATGGGCGCTACCTCACCTAAAGTTTCTTTTCTAGCTGATGGGTAGGCAGTATCATCTATTAGATCCCCGATAACTGCTGTTTTATCACTCCCATAACTAGCCACTAAGAAGTCAATTGAGGTCTGTGATACACGAATAGGATCTGAGATAATGCCCTTTAGTATTATTTCCGTATCAGTCAAACTCTCGTTATCAAACCACAATCTAACAATACAACTGCTGCCAATTTTGATTTTCGATGCCAGCGTTGTAGAATCTTCCGCAAGTTTAATTGTAGTACCTGATACAACCCCACCACCTGTTAAACGGGGTGTCTCTGCTGACATAGTACCCCAACTGAGAACCTGCGCTGTGTATAACTGACCATCTACAGTAACTGTTTGATCTGAGTAATACCAAGTTGTAGAGCCATCAGATACTTCTAAGAGCCAAACTGGAGTAGCCTCTGTTAGGTTCTTTGCAGTATTAAAGGCTGAGGTTAGTGTTTTCATTGAGAGACAAGCTCAACCGCAACCGAGTACAACTCTCCTGACTTTAGTTCAAGAATAACTAGCTCATCCATATCAAACCGAACTGTGGAAGTCACACTCTCCGGATCCGTTAAGGTGAAACTGTTAAGCCTACCTACGGCAACCGTGTCAAAAAAGTCTCTAAGATCCGAAGCTAGTGTAGAGTCACTAAAGTCAAAAACAAAAGAGTAGCGGTATCGGGTAGTGCCTGTCTGGTAGTAGTACCCTGTCCCATTAGCAGCTAAAAGCGTTGTAATGTTTTTGACTGGTATATTACCAACATAAGGCTGTAGTGGATTTGGTAAGGTTACTACCTCTACTCCTAAAGTGAAAATAATGCTCATAATCTAGGCTCTGGTACTTTGCTGTTCTTCAGCTGGTTGGTGAGTGCAATAGTTCTACTCAACAGGCTGTTAAAACTATTTAGATTGTTTGTCATACTGCGGATTCTAGTGTCTAAAGTATTAACAGCGAGCAAAGCCTCCCTCAATTGGGAGCTATCAACCGCTATAACAACCGGCGTAGCTGTTAGCGCCCCTGCTTTATTGACTATATTTTCTAGCACGGGTGTAGCGGTATCTTCAACTACCCCAAGTGCAACATCTATATTATAACCAGCCATTTTAAGTTACCGTACCATAAGCCACCATCTCCGAACCAGCTGGCTTGACCACTAATTTAACGGGCATACTGCCAGCGCTCTTAACACCCACTTTGATTGCGGTAACAATACCTGCTGAACAGGTGAAACCAAGATCAGCAACAGCGTCTTCCAATATCAAATCTAGGTCGGTAACTGAAGCACCAATAGCCGGGAATGTAGCAGCTCCGGCTTTAACGTAACCGCCAATAACCACTTCCCAGTCATTAGAGACTACCTCAGTAGTTGGAGCATCATCCCCAAATTTTGTATATGTGCGTGTAACAGGTTTCTGCTCTAGTGACCACTCATCAATAATTACATCTGTAACTACCACTCCCGTTATACTAATGTTTGCTCTTTTTCCTTGTTGAAGTGCCATTTTATATTTCCTTTAGATTGCCCTGTAATACGTGGTTAAAGTCCCTTGCCAAAGTAGCCGCCACCATCCCTATGGGAGCCTGTGCGCTGTGCCCTAATTCTAATACCCCAATATATGGTACGCCATTTGCTATGTAAACTCTATCCAAGTGGGATTCTAGCAAAAAATCATTAGCCAAAACAACAGGGTCGGTAGGAGGTGTGCTCTCTGCTGACCAATTGCCTGTAGGAGTAACACCTGTGGATCTAGTACTAAAATTAGGAGATCCCGTACTAATATTCCAGCTTATTCTAGCATTACCTGTGTCTACTGGAGTTCTAGCCGCAACCTCATTAAAGACCTCGATAGAAGTTTTCTCAATAGAGCTGCGAACTGCAGCTTGCATCTCCTTAACCATCCTCTGTAAATCCAATATTAACGTTCACTTGAAAAAAGTTTTCTACCGCACCAACAACTTCTAAAGAGGCTGTACCAAAGACAAACTCATCACTCGTCACTCCCTCAAAAATAGCTGCTAAACTATCCGCATAAGATAATGCAGTAGCACTACCTATATTTGATGGTGTAAATACTTGCATAACCACCACCCCAGAGCTGCGGCTGGTAGAGAAAGAGGCATCTATAGTATCGCCACCTAAAACTGTTAGCCGAATAAATGAACTGTTAGCGACTGGCGCATAGTCTACATTACTGTAAGAAATTGGAGTTGTAGCCCAATTATCAGACAAACGCTCTTCGATAAAAGTTCTCTGCCCTGCCCAGCTCATAAGACCGCCCTCAACTGTGTAATCCATAAAGTGTTAGCAACATCTTGTTTAACACTAATAACAGCCCAATCTCTGCTGGCATAAGTAACTAAATCGTTTACATCCGGTGTACTAGCTAAATCCTTTTGTAAGAAAGTCGCCTTTACATCTGTACCGAGTACCTGCGCACCATCTACGAGCGCCTCTGAGTAGCTCCCTATGAGCATAGAAATAGTTGTTGACGTAGTTACACTCGTAACCACCCCTGTAGCTGTGTCGTATGCTGACGGCGCTGTGGCTTTAAATACCGTAGTAGTCCACAAGTCTGAAGTTGCTATCTTTGCCTCGTCAATAGCGTTCTGTATGGAGGCACTTAAATTCATCAGGATCTAGAAACCTTAACAGCAGAAACACCAGCAGAGACATTACCAACAAAACCCCAATGGCTCAACATCACCTTAATGTGATTAGGGAGGAGTCCGCTTGTATCGGTATGGTCAAAGACAACATCAACACCCTCAACTTTAGTAGACTTTAACCCAGCACCTAAAGTATTTAGAGAGCCAACAGTACCATCGTGTATGCGCATCGCTAGTTCAGCGGTGGCATATTTAATATCAACAGGTACAGTAGCAACAGCAACGCTGTAGCTATCCCGATCAACCCATTCAGCTCTAGGTACACGCAAACTCTGAGTGAGAGTTTCTACTCTACCATACCAAGTAATGCGCTGGTCTAACCACAATGTAGCGAGCTTTATATTAGCTTCCTTTACTGCGGTTGTGCCATTCCAGCTTGTATCGCTAGGGAACAGATCATTATAGTCATCAGCTTCTGCAACTGTACAATAAGCATTAGCACTTACACCTCCTGCGGTAGCATCAAGGCTCATAATTTGACCACCCAATCACCCAGCTTATAGTTCTCCACCTCATCAGGGTGTACATTAGCGAGTTTATTATCTGCTTCACGGAACATAACGATATGAGAGGACCCCGATTTCTTAACTACCGCTTTCTTAGTAGCTACTTTTTTAGGTGGTGTTTTCTTAGGGGGTGTTTCAACTATCCCCTCCTGTTTATCTGCTAGAGTTTTTCTCTTATATGCCATAACGGTATAACTCCAAATAAAATATTTTAGCCAACAGCCTATAAAGGTAGACTGCTGGCTGGTTACTACAAACTACTTACCCCATAAGGATTGCGATATTGTCGGACTTCCACGCTTTCACGCCCCAAGCACAAGCAACTTCAAACATTGCCTTACGATAACCCTTATAAACACGGATCTCAAACACAAGGCCAGAATGTGGATCTTGGATCATCATAGTATCAACAGCCGCATCACCATCTGGTGTAGCTGGAGCACGTATTGCAAGCTCTAGCGCACCCTGATGGAATAGCACGTTAGGCGTGTAGCTTGATCCAACAGTAATAGCGTCATCATCTGTTTCAGCAGCTAGAAGACCTGGCGTTCCAATTGACAAAGAACCACCGCTAAGAGCCGTATTAACTGCATAAATATCAGAAGTTCCAGCAAAAGTAATAACATCGCCAGCAAGAACAGTACCTGTACCACCGTCAACAGCAATAGTAGTATCACCCACCGCACTTGAAGCATCATTTAGTAAGTATGACGTACCCGTACCAGCGGTATGAACGCCAATCTGACCTGACTCACGAAGCATACAACCTTGAAGATCAAGCAAGATACCTTGACGCAATAGAGTGTCATTACCAGCCTCATTAGCTTTTTGGAGCTGTGCAAGGTTACGGAGTTTAGTACCAGCAGTATTACTAAGAACAAGAGACATACGCCCGTCATTCTGAGGAGCGCCATTTACACGAAGAATCTCGGTAGTTTCAGCGATAAGATCCATATTACTCGCGAAAGGAGTAGTCCCAGCAACACCTGTTGCACGAGAAGCGCCTTGATAAGCAGCGTTAGCTAGATCATTCTCTACTTCATTAGTAAGGGTACGCATTGCCTGAGCAATCTGATCCCCATAAATAGTTTCAAAACCAGCACCATTATTAACAGATACGATCTCTTCACCCGTCCACGGGATTTGAACAGAACGAGCTTTATCAATGGTCATAGTCTTACTATCTACTACCTGATCTGTCCCCTCGGGAATAGTCATAGCGGCGGTGATATCGCCAGCAGTAGCGGCACGAGTACTGTGCGAGCGTACAGTATCATTTACTGCGACACGGGCTGTCTCTGCGTTTACGGTAGCTGACGGGATGAAACCCACAACTTCACGACCTACGGTATCTGCTGCACGGTAAATATCCGCTGCCAAATTTGTTAATGTATTCATTAGATTTTCCTTAAATATTATAAATAGTTTATGAACACCTAAGAGTGTCCCCATAACCGAAAATTATCTCGCTCTGCGAAAATGATTATGTAACACTGTTACATTTAACTATATTTATATCACCTAAAAACATAAGTGTCAAGAAAAAAGAAACGGCTCGTACCTTTATCGCTGTGGGGTTAGCGTTCCGGCTTGTGATTTTTGACTAGATAATAGTATCACCCTCTTTTTTCTTCTGTTCTTTTTGCGCCTGCTTTTTATCTTTGTCCGCCTTGTCGTCCAAGTGCTCGTCCTCATCACCAAGTGCGAAGTTCAGATTGAGCTTAACCGTTACGGTACTTTCAAGCTCCGCCCAATCGACCGCCATCTGCAAAGCATTAGTCATTAAGACCTCCACCCTATGGATGGCTAAAACTAAACTTGATAGCTCTGCATTGCGTTTAAGCGCAAGAGCTTCAAAACTCTCAACACCTTTACGCTGTCCTGATATAAGTTGCACCCCAAGAGCCGCCATCATCTCTGACTTCTCCCGAATAGCGGATTCAAGTGAGGCTAAACCCTGCCCTGTAAACTCTAAGAAACCGACCTTAGCTTTCTCGTTTGGTATAGCCCAAGCTGTTTCAGCACCTAAACGAATATCTCCAACATCTTTAACGCCAATAACATAGGGTGTAGGCAAGGCGGTAAAGTGTCTACCGTGTTCCAAGTCAGCACTAGAGCGGTAATGCGATAAATTCATATCAACCAGAGGCATAAGCGGTGGAATCTCAGGAGTAAGGTTCAAACCATCCAGTGAAGAGCCTAAGAACATCATACTTGATAAAGGCGCACCTCTTTTAGTTGGTATTGCGACTTCTGACCGCACCCACTCACTTCTATTATATTTATTGAGCAATTTTCGCCATATATACACCTCGTAAATACCGTCTACCGTTGTTAGTTCCCTATATTGAGTCTCATATTTTACCTCGTAAGGTTTCTCAGGGTTCTTAACTTGATACTGCTCTTTCAAGATTATGAAATTATCTGACCAGTTAGTGATCTGCTCGGTTTTATACCCCGACAAGTATGGAAAATCCCCATTGTGGTCAACCAAAATACCCTGCCTACCTGTTAGAAGCTGCTCGGTAAGTAGGTAATTTATAAATCCCTTTGTGGAGATCCCCGTACCGGTAATATCCTCTAGCATATCATCAGGAACACCGGTAATAACAGGCTCAATGTGCATAGAAGTACCGACCATACCATCTACTGTTTTACCGATACCGTTAAAAAATGGCGCTCGGGTTAAATAAGCGTTGTATTCTGCATCAGTCTGACCACCTAATCGGGGTAAATACACCTCTCCACGCTTCTTAACAGCCTCTTCACCTGTGTAAGTATCTCGGCATCTATCCCAAGATTTAATGTAGTTATCATATTGTGGGTGTGTAGAGTTAATCATAAATTAATGCCCTATAGTTTTAGTAGTTTTCATAGTTAGATCCTTAAACTTAATAATTGGAGCTAGTGCGTACCTTAAAGCATCGATGTAATGGTTCCATTTGTCAAGTACAATCGGTAATATATCACCACTCAACCTATCGACCTTATAACTGTAATGTACAAACTCGCTGGCAGTTTGAGGGCATCTAGTGTGGATGTGTATATGGCTGAAACTGCGTATGAACTCAATACCATCTGCGACAGAACCCGACCATTTTGGAGCTGCAACTATATTATACCCTTGCCTCGAAATAAAACTGATACTTTCTGGGCGTGAATTATCGGCACGGATAGTATACTTCTTCGCTCCCGGAATGCTATCAATTATTTTGTGAGTGTGGTCCAGCTCTATACCAACACCACCATCCTCATAATCTATGAAAAGCTCGTTCCCACGAATCCAACACCGCACCAATGCGGTAGGGTCTGCGGAAAAACCCCAATCCATCCCAAAGTAAAAAGTTTCCTGCTTCACTGGGGTCTCAAAGTCACTAATCGTAAACTTATCCTTAAATATCTGCGCTTCGGTAGTCTTAGCGCACTCCCCCTCCCAAACATTTAGGTATTTTTGGTAGTCCTGCTCTTTATCGTACTGCATATCAGAGAGCATTTCTTTACTGAAGAATGGGTTATCCTTATGACTGACCTTAACAACAAAAGAATCAGGTCTGCGGTTAAGAACGAACCTACTATAGGTTGGGTCAGTCTCTAGGTCAGGATTAAAGCTCACCCAAATCTCAGAACCCTCTTTACGAATAGTGGGGATCAAAAAGTCCCAACTATCTGCGGTAACTTTTTGAGCCTCTTCAACCCAAGCATAGTCAGCACCCTCAAAGGATTTAATCTGCTGCGGATCGTGCCTTAGTCCAAAGAACACAAATTCAGTACCATTAACTCCTATAATACGGTCACGCTGTATCTTGTATCGAGTAGATAACCCCAAACGTTCAATCTGAGTAGCTAGTAACTTATGTACCGACTCTTTAATTGAGTGCTGCATTTCACGGCAGCAGAGAACACGAATCGGTTTCTGTACCCCTTTAAGTAACAGCACGATAGCGAACGCCCAAGATTTTGCCCCACCTCGTCCTCCATAATATATCTTATACCGCTTTTTCTGATATAAATATTTGAACTTAGCAGGAACCTTTATATTCTGAACGCCTTTAGGCATCAGAGACTTTACCACCCTCCATTGCGAAGGTGCTACGGTCAACCTGACTCATTGCGTCAAACGCTTTACGGGTGATCTGCTTTTCACCGCCTTTACCTGAACCTGAATCGTGTTGAGAACCTGAACCACTTGACTTCTCGAATAGGTGTGGCGCTGACTTCGTTAAGTCCGAAACCCAGTCTTTCATACTAATTGGCGTGGTCGATCCAGCCTTAACCAAAGTGTTACCGGCTGAATCAACAGCAGTTGGAGTACCGTCTTTCAACCTAAACACGGATTTAGCTCTTAACACAACATCATCAAGCGCACCGCTCAATACACCGGCAGTAACAGCAGTATCTTTAATGGCGCCATCAACAAGTAGAACTTCTAACTTACGATTAAGCTCGTTATTACTGCCCTCCAAAGTGCTATAAGCCTTTGCGTTCTCAGCTTGGATATCCTTGACTTTACGAGCCACTAGCTCATCTATCTTACCTGCGTCAAACATATCTTTATCAGCGCCATCACTCTGCGCTTTAAGCATCTTCTTATACTCATCCACATCTATGCCATCAAATTTAGTCTTTAAACCCTCAAAGTCTTTCATCAGGGTGACGTTATTGGTTCTAAACTCGTCAACTTTAGCTTTTAAACTAGCTTCCATTGCGTCAAACTTTTCTTTAGTGTATTCCATACGCTTTTAATCTCCGATTAATGTTAGTTGAGGAGCCATAATACTATACAGTTTTCAAAGTGTCAACACCACCAGGTACTGGATTGTTCAAAAAAAAACGCGGCTATTACCTTTATCGCTGTGGAATTGGTGTTCCGGCTTGTGATTTTTGACGTGCAAGAGAAATACTCCAAAACATCAAAAAAAATGGCAAGGGAAAAAGGAATCCGAGCGCCAGCGAGCAGAGATCCGAGCGCCAGCGAGCAGAGATCCAATCCATATTGCTGTTGCTTTCAGGGCTTTTGACGTGTGCTGTTCAAAAAAAAAAAACGCGGCTATTACCTTTATCGCTGTGGAATTGGTGTTCCGGCTTGTGATTTTTGACGTGCAAGAGAAATACTCCAAAACATCAAAAAAAATGGCAAGGGAAAAAGGAATCCGAGCGCCA